AATCTTTATTTATGCCTGAAGCAATTAAAGAATTTAAAATTAGAACTTCTTCAGCAGCAAGAGCTAAAGTATTATATCAATTACCTTCTAAAATTAATGCTTGTAAAGAATTATTAAATCATTTAGATAAAACTATATTATTTGGTAATGATTTAAAAGCATTAGAAGCTATTACACCTAATGTAGTTAAAGGTACTAATTCAGAAGATAAGAATAGAAAAATACTTAAAGATTTTGAAGATGGTAAAATTAGTGATGTAGCTTCATTTAAACTACTTAAACAAGGTATTAGTATTAATGGCTTAAAGAATATTATTATTCATTCTTATTACACTAAAGAGTTAGATTTTATACAAAGAGCAGGTAGAATGAGAAATGAATTAAATAATACTGAAGGTAATGTATTTATATTTTGTACTATAGGAACTGTAGAAGAAAAATGGTTTAATAAAATGATTGAAAACATTAATCTTAATTTAGTATATTGTAAAGATGTAAATGATGTATTAAATAAAATTAAAAAAGATGAAAAAATTTAAGCACAAAAAAACAGGAGAAATAGCTACATATAAAAACGGTGTATTAAAAATAGAAAGATGTTGTGTAGAAATAGGTGTAGAACCAAGTAGTGAATTTTGGGAAGAAATAGTTGAAAAAGATTATGAGATATTAAGTTTTATAAACAATAGTGACCCTGCTATTTGGAAAAATACACCAGCTACTTTAAGAGCAGATGGAAAATATAGAATTAATGATGATTCTGATGGATGGACATTAGATTGTTTATTGTCTGTTGGAGTTAGTGTAAAATCAGGACATTTAAAAATACATTCAGTTAAAAGATTAAATGATGGAGAAGTTTTTACTGTTGGTGATGAGGTAAAATCTATTCATTGGACAAAAGGAAGTTCTATAATTGAATCTTTTGAAATAAAAGATGGTAAATTAAGAATTTTAGAAAAGGGTCAGAACTCTGATACAAGTAAATGGTTATCTTTAGAATGTATTTGTAAAATTAAAAAATCAGTTTTATTCACAACTGAAGATGGAGTAGATATTTATGAAGGTGATATAGTACATCAAGTTAATAAAAATTTTGAATATTATTCTTATTATTGGGGAATACAGCATGGAAATAAAGGAGTTCCTTTTGAAAATTTTAAAATGTTTTCAACAAAAGAAAAGGCAGAAGAATTTATAATTTTAAATAAACCTTGTCTAAGTATTAATGATGTAAATAATTGTTATCTTTCACCAAAACTAAGTCCATTACATAATAATTTAACTAATAATTTAAAAGAACTTGTAAAATCTAAATTATGACAGAAGAATTACCTGAAGAAGTTTATTTAGTAGAATTTAGTAGAGAAAGAATAATAATTAATATTGAAAAAGAAAAGTTATTGAAAGATATTGAGATAAATGAGCTTAATGAAGCAAGTTTGGCAGATATGCCAAGACAATGATATTACATTTGACCAATTTAATGTAATGTATCATATAGAAGATAAACCCGTATTAACTAAAATAGTAGATAAGATAGTTAATTTTTATGAATTACATCAAAATCTACAAAGAAGAGGTTTAGTTAAATTCATGTCAGGTGATATGGATAATTACAACAGGATTGAATATATAATGCTTACAGAAAAAGGTCAAGAAATAGTAGATTCTTTTATAGATACAGAATATGTAGAAAATGCTCCTAATGTAGATTTTGTAGATGAATATAGAAATATATTTAGTCCAGCTAAAGCATCAGGAGGAAGACCTATTAAAGGTTCTAAAGCAGCTTGTAGTAAGAAATTAGAAAGATTTATGAAAGAACATAAAAATGTTTCTAAAGAAGATATATTACAAGCTGCTAAAAACTATATTACTAAAATGTCTAAACAGAATTATAGTTATGTTACTTGTGCAGATTATTTTATTTACAAAAGAAAAAATGATGGTGTAGAAGTATCTTTACTTGAAGCTGAAGTAGAATTAGTAAAAGAAGGACATATTGAATCATCTACAGATGAATTTACAGTTAAATTATAAAAATTATGAAAGAAAAAAATAAAATATTTTGGAATTGGTTTGTAGGATTAAATCCATTTTTACAAATTTTAGTAACGTCTGTATTAGGACTTCCTTTAGCATTATCAATAAATTATTTTGGTATTGTAAAAGGATTTATTATAGGATTTATTCTTACAATACCTATTATAGTAAGTAAGTTGTATTCAGGAACTTTGAAGAAATAATGATAATGAATTGAGTATATACAACAGAGTTAAAGCAACTTTAAAACAAAATAAACAAAATAGATTAGAAGGTAAATTAAATTGTATTCCTTGGAGCTTTAAAAGATTAACTAGAGCATTACCAGGTGTACAAAAGAAAAGATATATTGGTGTAACTGCGAACAGCAAGGTTTCTGGGAACTTTTAAGTTCTAATAGCCCCTTAATACAGTAATGTATTATTGAACTCAGAATATCGGTGAAACTCCTTAATTAAAAAAGGACAATACCGAGGGATAAATTAATTAATTTAAAATAAATATTATGGAAAATATATTAAAAGAATTATTAGCTCAAAGAGTTAAATTACAAGATGAGCTAATTGCTATTTCTAAAAGAGAATATGGTGATGAGAAATCAGTTTTAAAAGCTATTGAGTTAAATAATGAATTAATAGATAAACTAATAGATAAACTAATTAATAAGCCCGTAGAGACTACCAATGAGCAGCCTAAATCTGAAACTATATTTGAAATAAAATGTGATAAACCTGGAGGATGTAAATGTGATACATTTGCTTATATAGTAAGTTGTAAGTATTCACATGAGCCAAACGGTAATCGTAACTTATGGATGATAGATTCTGAAGATAGAGAAGGTTGATAGTATAGTCCCATCTGCAACTATATATAAAATTGCAGTTAAGAATATGTGGCAAATCGCAAATTACAGATTATCTTTTTGTATTAGAACCTTTTGAATTTATAGTGAATAATTTAGATACTAATGTTAAACTTAAAATATTTTATTTTAGTTTAGAAATTAGTAAAGAAGAAAAATTAATGACTTTTCTTTCATATAAAATATACAAAGATACAGGTAGAGTTATAGACCCATTAAAACTTCAATCTGTATTTAATGATTATATTTTAGATAATGAAGTAGAAGCATTATTAGATAAATATGATGAATGGTTTACTAAATTCGAGCAAACAGTTGAAATTATAGACAGTACTCGTAATCCTTACGGAATTTACTCTACAGTTAGAGACTATATGTTAACTAATGGTAAGTTACATAAAAAGAAAATAATGATAGATAATGTAGAAGTAGAAGTAGAAGATTACTATGAACCTAATAATCCTGATGAGTATGTAATAGTTATCACTGACCATATAAGCTTATTAACTCCAGAAAAAGGAGAAGATTTAAGAACAGCTATGGGTAGATTTAGTAGTAATTATTGTATGAAGTTGCGTGATAGGTTTGGATGTTGTGTAGTAAATGTACACCAACAATCAGCTTCTTCAGAAGAATTATTTTTTACTACTAAAGGTGATATTGTTATAGATAAATTAAAACCATCAGCATCAGATTTAGGTGATAATAAAACTGTCAGCAGAGATTATGATTTATTATTAGGTTTATTTGCACCAGCAAGATATAAAATTAAATCTTATAATCAGTATGACATTACTAAATTTAATGATAATTACAGAGAGCTGTCAATTATATTTAATAGAAAAGGTATAGGTAATGCTTCTGTAGATTTATTTTTTAATGGTGCATGTAATTACTTTCAAGAATTACCAGAACCTACAGAATTTAGTAAAAATCCAGCATTGTATAATCAGTATCAAAGAAAATAAAAAATTGAAAGTTATGAGAAAAATTTAATGACATTGGGAACTTTTTTGAGTTTTGATTTGTTATATTGGTATGATAGTAATATATTGTATTTGGAATAACATAACTGAAAAATGTTATATTGGCTCTTCTATTGATTATAATAGAAGAATAAGACAACATTTAAGATTATTAAAACGGAATGTTCATAATAACAAGTATTTACAAAATGCTTGGAATAAATATGAGGAAAAGAATTTTGATATTTTTATATTAAAAGTATCAACTAAAGAAAATTTACTTAATGATGAACAATGGTGTTTAGATTTATTAAAACCAGAATATAATTTTTGTAAAATTGCAGGAAACACTTTAGGACTAAAATGGACTTCTGAAAGAAGAGAAAAGCAATTAAAGTATTTGTCTAACAAGACTGAATTGCACATAGAAAACATACGTAAAGCTTTAAGGAATAATCCTACTTTTGTAAAAATGGCTACTGAAAGATGTAAACAAATGTGTGAAAATAATAAAAAACCTATTTTAGTTTTAGATTTAGAAAATAATATTTTACATGAGTTTAATTCTATTATAGAAGCATCCAAAGGTTTACAAATAAATAAAAATAACATTCAATCAAGATTAAGTAAAATAGTAAAAAGTCCTTACCAAGGCAAATTGAAATTTATGTATAAAAAAGAATGGCAAAAGTAGTTATAGTGGCTGGAGATACAGGCACAGGTAAATCAACAAGTATTAAAAATTTAGACCCTAAAGAAACTTACATTATTAATGTGTTAAACAAACCATTACCTTTTAAAGGTTCTAAAAGTTTGTATAATGAAAATAATAAAAACATAGCAAGTGTGAGTGATTGGGGTACAGTAAAAACATTAATAGAAGGTGTATCAAAAAATAGACCTGAAATTAGAAATATCATTGTAGATGATATAGGATTTGTTATGACTTCAGAATTTTTTGATAGAAGTTCTGAAAAAGGTTTTGATAAATTCTCAGATATTGGGAAGCACATGCAAGCTATATTAAATACATCAAAAAATCAGAGAGATGATTTAAATATTGCATTATTTTTCCATGATGAAGATGATTTATCAGAAAAATTTAAAGTAGGTAGAAAAATTAAAACTATTGGACAATTATTAGAAGATAAATATAATCCTTTAGCTATTGTATCTGTAGCATTATTTACTAATGTATCATTTGATAAAGATGGTCAAGCTGATTATGGTTTTATTACTAATAGAAGTTTAGTAGGTAATATTTTAATACCTGCAAAATCTCCAGATGGTATGTTTACACAAACAAAAATACCTAATGATTTAGCTTTAGTTTTTAAAGCTATGGATGAATACTACAATTAATAAGGTATTTATAGATTAAAAATAACAAATATGATATTAAATCAAGCAATTATTAAAGGTTTTATTTTAAATGGTTGTAAAGGAGCTATTGTAAAGTTAAATGAAGAAGACTACGGAGATAGAAATTATGCTGTGCAATGGACTAGTTATAATTCTGCAACTAATAGAATTAATTTTACAGATATAGAAAATGATACCATTTTTTTTGATAACATTAATGTAATTGAATCTATTGTTGAGCATTATGTTGTATCTCATTTACATACTCAAACAAATAGTCAATCTAAAAAACCTACATTAAAAAAACAAACCAAATTAGAGCAACCAATTAAAAAATTACCTAAAAAAGAACTAAAAAAGGATAAATACGGTTCAGAATGTGTCTTAGAAATTATAGATGACAATACTGTATATTTATCAGAAGCACTTAGAAGTGTATTAAATTTAGGTAAAAATAATGTTGGATTTGCTTCTGATGAAGACGCATATTATTTATATGTAGAAAATGACCAAGAAGAAGGTTATAAAGTGGATGCTAAAGGAATTATAGAAATTCCAGCATATTTATTAGAATTAAAAACTTCTTTTGGATTTGATACAAATAAATTATATGTAAACCCACAGGCTCAAACTTCTTCTGATGAGCCTGGATATAACTTCTTTAAAATTAGTAAAGAGAGTTATTTAAATCAACATCTGCCTTGGAATACAGTTAAAAGTTCTTATACTTATACTGTAGATAAACCAAGTCAAGTTGAACCAATTAATGAAGAAGAACCAGAAATTACATTTGAATAACATTTAAAAAAATTATGAATTTTAAAACACAAGGACAAGAATTACCAACTACTAATTACGTAAACAAGTACATTAACGCATTAACAATTACAGAAGCTACATTAACCACAGAAGCAACTAAAAGTGCTTTAAAAGGTACTCCAGCTCTTAAATTAAACTTTACTACTGACCCTGTTGAAGGTTTAACTGATGAATCAGGTACTCCTACAGGACAAACTGCTGAACATTATTTTTACATTACAGATGCTACATTTGAAGGTAAAACTATTAATGGTAGATTTTATCCAGGAGTAAGAGAAAATCTTATGATGATTGCAGATGCTTTAGGAGTAAGAGAACAGTTTGATAATGTAGGTAATACTGCTAATAATATTGATGAATACTTACAAGGTGTTTCTTCAATATTAAAAGGTAAAGCTAGATTTAAATTTGGTGGTGAAGAGATTGCAGGTAAAGATGGTAAACCAAATTGGAATAAAGCTGTATTAGCTAAATATGGTTTTGTTGAGCCAATTACAGTAACACCTGAAGCAAGTAAGTTAAAAATAAGTCCTAAAGACTTAAAATTACTACCAACTACAGATGAAACTGTAACAAGTAGTGTTGATGCAACAAGTTTGTATTAATAGATTAATTTTGTTTTGTTAACAGAGGATTGGGAGCTAATAACTCCCTTTCCTCTTTTTTTATTTTAAACCCTATGAATTTCAAAACAGATAATATTGAATATCTAACTAAAGATAATATTTTAAATAAAATTACAGAAGAAGATATATTTAGAAAATATCTTCCTTTTACTTTTGAAGTAAACAGACTTTATAATAGTCCATTAAGAAATGATGATGATACACCTAGTTTTGGAATATATAATAAGTTTGGAACTTTAAAATATAAAGATTTTGGTGGTAGTCAAGGTAGTTGTTTTGATTTTGTAATGAACTATTTTAATTTATCTTTTGGTGATGCTTTATCTAAAATAAACCAAGATTTTAATTTAAACTTAATAACAGGCTATGGTAACACTAATAATATTAGCATTCCTAAGATTAGTGTTAGGCAAGAAAAAAGCACTAAAACTTCAAAATTACTTCAAACAGTTCTTAGGAAATTTCAAAAAGAAGATTATGAGTATTGGAAAGAATACGGAGTAACTAAAGAAATTCTAATTGAATATAACATATATGCTATAAAAGAAGTTTATTTAAATAAACAACTTTATTGGTATAATACAAAAATTAACCCTATTTATGGATACTATTTCCATAAGACTAAAAAGATTAAATGTTATAGACCTTTAGAATTAAATAAAAAGAATAAATGGTTAGGTAATGTAACTTCAGAAGATATACAAGGTTATGACCAATTACCTAAAAAAGGAGATTTATTAATTATTACTAAAGCTATGAAAGATGTAATGTGTTTAAAATCTATAGGATTAATATCTATAGCTCCTCAAGGTGAAGACCATTATTTTAGTGAAGAAGTAATGAATGAATTAAAATCCAGATTTAAACATATAATATGTTGGTATGATAATGATAAACCAGGTGTAAATGCAAGTATTAAATTGACTACAATGTATAATTTAGATTATGTAAATATACCTAAAGGATTACCTAAAGACCCTTCAGATTATTATAAAGAATTTGGAAAAGATAAATTAATAGAATTTTGTAAACTAAAACAATTAATGTGAATATAGAATTATTTAAAGATAAAATAGATAAAGATTGGTTGACTAAATTAGCCCCATTTATTGAATCTGAACAATTTGATAATATAATTAATCAAATTAAAGAAGATAAAATAAAAGTTAGAATAGCTCCAGATAGTAAAGATTTATTTAATGCTTTTTTATTATGTAAATATTCTGAATTAAAAGTAATTATAATAGGGCAAGACCCTTATCATAATTGGATTAATAATAAACCTGTAGCTGAAGGATTATCTTTTAGTTCTGCAAATGGATTATATTGTCCACCAAGTTTAAAGAATATTATTAAAGAAGTAGAAAGAGATATTTATAATGGATTTGACTTACATGTAAGTGTAGATTATTCTCTGCGTAGATGGGCTATACAAGGTATATTATTATTAAATACTGCACTAACTGTAAAAGAAGCTACTCCAGGTAGTCATATTAAATTATGGAAACCATTTACAGAATATGTATTTAAGGTATTAAATGAGAATAATTCAGGTTTAATATTTTTACTTTGGGGTAATGAAGCGCAGAAGTATAAGGAATTAATAAATACAAATTTACATTACATTATTGAAGCTGGTCATCCAAGCCCGCTTAACACAACTAATCCTTTTGTAGGTAATGGTTGTTTTAGTAAATGTAATAAAATATTAGAAAAAAATAATAATATAAAAATAATATGGTAATGAATAGAATATTATCTTACGGGAGTCTTAGAGAAGGAGATTATAATTTTGACAGAATGAAAGATATGTTTGGGAATAAAGGTATCAAAAGATTAGATACCTTTATTTTATCAAATTATAGAATTTATGATTTAGGTCATTATCCAGGATTAAATAAAAGTAATAATGAATTAGATAAAGTAACATTTGATTTACTTGAAGTATCTGATGAATGTATGAATTTTATTAGAAGAATGGAAAGAGGTGCTGGTTATACAGAAGAATTAATAAAAGAACATAATGCTTTATTATTTGTGTATGATACAGATTTAGGTAAATACAAAGATACTGAATTTATTAGCTCAGGTGATTGGTTAAAATATTTAAAACAAAAAGAATTAGTTTAATGGAAACAATAGTAAAAAAGAAATTAGGAAGACCTGTTGGTAGTAAAAATAAACCTAAAGTTAAAACAGAAATAGGTATTAAAACAGGATTATATAATGTAGCTATTTTACATGATAGAAGTGTATTAGTAGAAGGTAGAAGTTATGGAATGGCTTTTGCATTTATTAATAAAAAATATGAAACAGTACATCCAATTAGTCCATGTAAAGATTATATGAATGACATAGTATGGGCTGAAAATACAGGTGAATACTGTGGAGTTTATGGATTAAGTTATACTCCAACTATGGATTTTTTAGCTAATTCTAAAGGTGAAAAATATAATACTTTCGAAATGGTTATTACAGATAGTACTGATAGTAAAAGTGCTAAATTCTTTCAATTAAATCAAAATCAATTATTAAATAGTTTAGATTTAGTTAATAAATTTGAAACTAAATTAGGTATTCCGCATAGTCAAATAGAATTATGTCCTGATAATATATTTAATATTGTAAGATTTGATAAGAAATGGGTAGAAGAAGTTTATATGATTAGTCTTTATACTTTATTATGGAGAATAGGAATGATTTATAATAAAGAAACAGAAGTATTAGAATATATAAAATCTACTAAAGTACCATCTATAGATGTATCTATTTGCCAAGGAGCTTTTCCTCAAATAGAAAAAATATGGAATGAAGGTACATTAAATAAGAATACATTAAAACCTGAATTAAGTAGTTATACTGTACATAATAATTTAGGTATTGTTAACATTGCAAATTATAATTAATGAAAAATAAAATAATTTTAGTAGGTAAAGATGGAAGACCATCTATGAAAGGAGTTTATTCTAAAATGACAAATAAAGAAGTATCTTTATTAGTTAGAAGAAGATTACTTTCAGGTAAAGAATATTATAGATATTATCAAAATAATAATGTAGAAACTTTAACTAAAGTACCTATATCATCAGTTACAAGTGAGAATAGTATTGTAATCAGATGGGGTAATAAAATTGTTATACCTACAGATAAAAGTACTATTGTTTATAATAATGCTTCAGCTATTGCTTTAGCAACTGATAAAAAAGTTAGTAGAGAAATATTTATTAATAAAGGTATTAATACTCCAAAATTAATATATTCAGTTAATGATAAGAATATAAAATATCCTATTATAGCAAGACCTTTTGTACATTCTAAAGGTAAGAACTTTGTAGTATTGAATAATTTTGATGAATTAAATGTGCATTTACATAGTAATACAGGTTGGTATTATTCTGAATTTGTAGATAAAGTTAAAGAATTTAGAGTACATTGTGCTCATGGTAAAATTCTTAATTATTTAGAAAAGCCTAATCCTAAAAATGGTAATATAGCTTGGAATATAGCTCAAAATGGTGAAGCATTTACTAATGTTAAATGGTCAGATTATAACTATAATGTAGCTATTGAGGCTTTAAAGGCTATTACAGCTCTTGGGTTAGATTTTGGTGGTGTAGATGTAATGTTAGATAATGAAGGTAAAGCATGGGTATTAGAAGTAAATACAGCAGCTACTTTATCATCAGCAGAATATTCTATGGAGAGATATGCTAAATACTTTGAATGGTTATTTAGAAGTGAAACCAGAAGAGAACATTGGGATTATACTAAATTTAAAAAAGCTAAATCTTTAGCATGGAAAAATTTTCAATTATTAGAAACTAAAGAAGAAGAAGATGAAGAATGAATGGACTTTAAATTTTGAAGTTTATGTAAATGGTTTATTAAGAAATAAAAAAGTAGATGCTGATTGTGGGGGTGATATATCTGAATATAAAGCTAAAAATACAGAAGTAATATTTTGGTTAGATAAAGAATTAGATAAAGTTAAAGTAGAAGATTGGTGTAATTTTGTTAAATCTTTAGGTTTTAATTTTAGCTATGATTTAGAAGAAATGCAATTTACTTTAGATAAAACTTCTGTATTTAGAGAAGAATTACATGGAAATAATTTTTTAATTATTTATCAAATTATTAGATATATTGAATATTTTCCTGAATTAGTAGATAAAATTTATGACTTAATAAATATTGGTTTAGATAAAACTAAAGCTATTAGTTTAGCTCAAATATTGGAAGGGTATAAAGTTAAAGATATAGAATATACAGGTACTTCTGTAAGTATGTTTAATGGTTATCATTTATGGTTAGATATAACTGGGTATTATAATCTTATATTAAATGAAACTTTATTTAAACAACATGTTTTAAATAAACCTGCAAAACCGTATTTTATGCAAAGAGTATTTGAGACACCTACTCTTGAAAGTAATAAAAGATTTAGAACTACTAAAAAATTAATGGAGAGTTCTAAATTTAAAATATTTGCAAATAATTTACAAACTATAAAAGACTATAAAAAATTAATTAATTATATAAATGATTATCCAAATGATTAAAAATGTAACATTGGGAGCTGACCCAGAATTTTTCTTATATGATATTAAGAAAAAAATGTATATATCTGCTGAAGGATTAATAGGTGGACAAAAAAATAATCCTACAGAAATTCCTACAGGAGAAATGATATTAGAAGATAATGTTATGGTAGAATTTTGCACTACTATCTGTAAAAATGCAAAACAATTAAATAAAAGTGTTAATAATGCTTTAGTACATTTAAGACAAATGTTACCTAAACATTTAGAATTTAGAATGGAAGCATCTGCTGAATTAGATTGGAGTTTACTTACAAGTGAACAAGCTACTCAATTTGGTTGTATGCCAGATTCAAACGCATACACATTAAGACAAAACACTTCTCCAGATTCTAATACTAATCTTAGGACTTGTAGTGGGCACGTACATATAGGATTTAAAAATCCTAATTTTGATGATTGTATTAACTTAGTTAAAATGTTTGATTTATTTTTAGCTGTACCATCAGTATTAATAGATAAAGATAGAAAGAGAAGAGAAATGTATGGTAAAGCTGGTGCTCACAGAATGAAACCATTTGGAGTTGAGTGCAGACAATTATCTAATTTTTGGGTAGGTAATGAGGAATTAACTAATTGGTTAGTTAATAACATATTTAAAATGATAGAATTGTATAATAATAAACCTGATTTTATAGATAAAGTAAATTGGGATTTAGTACAAATCTGTATTAATGAATATGATACATTTTTAGCTGAAGAGTTTATGTCTAAATATAATATAGACATGCCTGAAAGTTATGTTAAGAATAAATGGGAAGATATTAAATTAGAAAACAAAATATTAGCTGTATCTTAAAAAATAAAAAATGATTATAAAAACAATATTAGTATTATTATTTATACATACATATCTAAACTATAGATATAAGAACAATGGAATTTTAGCTTGTGGCTTATTTGCCTTTTCAGGTAAAGAAGATTTAACTGAAGACCAAGTTAGATTAGTAGTACAAAAATGGCAAATGTTAGGTGCTTTTAATGATTCAAGAGGTGGAGATAGTTGTGGTGTTGCTATAGATGATGTATTATATAAAGGTATAAATAAAGAGAGTAAATTTGTAGAGTATATTACTAATAATTTATTACCTTTACCTAAAGAACATTATACTCTAATAGGTCATACAAGGAAAAGTACAAGAGGTGCTAATACTGAAGAAAATGCACATCCTTTTTATATAGACCCTTTAAATACTAAATTATCACCATTAATTTTAGCTCATAATGGTACTTTACAGAATTGGGTAGATATTGAAAATAAGTATTGTGCATTAATAGATACTAAGTCTATTCAATCTGATTCAATGATGTTAGCTACAGCTATAGCTAATAATCCAGATAAATTAGTAGAAATATTAGAATATTATGAAGGTGCAGCGGCTTTAACATTTTATTATGTAAATGACCCAAGTACTCTTTATTTATTTAAAGGTGAAAGTTATTATAGTAATGATAATTTGTATGCTGCTGCTAATTATACTAAAGGTTATGAAAGACCATTATTTTATTTAGAAACTAAAGAGGGTATATTTGTATCCTCTTTAGCTGGTGCTTTAAATTTTATTATAGATGAAGAAGGACAAGAAGTTAAAGAATTAAAAACTAATAGAATTATTACTATAAAGAATGGTAAATTCACTAATACTTCTATTGTAGTTAATAGAGAGGAAAAAGGTGTATGGTCTTCTAAAACATATACAGGACATTCTAGTTCTGCATCTAAAGAAAAACCTGTATTACTTAGTGATGAAATAGCTTTAAATACAGAACATATTAATAATGGAAGAGTTTATTTCTGGAGAGGTCAATATAGAAAGAATGGACATATTATAGCTTCTAATAAAGATGGTTTAAAGAAAGGTTTAAGATTAAAATTAGATAAGAATGGTTTATCTGCTAATTGTAAAGGTTATGATAAAACTTCTGCAAAAGAATATATTTTCTGGAATGGTTATATTGTTAAAGATGAAAATTCTTTAAAAGTTTTAACAACTAATATAGATAAATATTATAATAAATCTAAAAATGAAATAAATCCTTTAGAATTAATACACCATATTAAAGGTATTTGTGGTAATGCTAATGTAACTTCAGGAGATTATAGATTTCTTAGTATTAGCAATACTGTAGGATATTATTCAGGAATATTTACTCCTGAATTTAATTCTCCTTTTCAATATAAATTTGAAACAGGTACTTATAAAGGTAGAATAGTTAGAGCTGATGAAAATGAAATATCTTTAAAATGTATGAAAATTATTAGAGAAACTTTAACTTTAAGTGCTAATACTAAAATTAATTTAAAGAGTATAATGGAAAGCTCATTAACTCCAGGTTGTTATTTTGTAACTTTAACAGATGATAGTTGTGCTAGTATGTATAATGTAACTTTAAATCCTGAAACTAAACAAATAGTTAATACTTCTATTCCAGCAATTTATAGAAAAGCTAATGTTGAAAAAGTAAAACCTAGTAAATATACTTTAGAAGAAGCTCAAAGTTTATTAGAATTTACTTATCCAGAATATGATTTTGAACATTATGGTGAAAGATATAATAAAGAAGGTAAACATTTTATTTTTAAAGCTACTAAATTAAATTCACATGATACTAAAGAATTTTATATTAATGAAGAAACAGCAGAGATTACTTCTGATGATGAATCTGATAAACCTATTGAGTTAGTAGAAGCTTTAAGTATATTAATGGAAAAATATCCTCAAGAAGCTCCATTTAAAGCAGAAAATACAGTTGAATCAGGAGGACACAGTTATTTTAAATTTACAAGTAAAACAAATGATTCTTATTTAGTAAATAGAATAACTAAAACTTGTTTTAAATCTAATTTTGCATTACCTGTAAAGACTGAAGAAAGTAAAAAAGAAGAAAAAGAGTTACCCAGTAGTGTTGACTGGCTTACCTCAGAGCAAATTCAAGATATTTGTGGAATACTTATACCAACTCCTATTTTCAAAATAAATTATAGTAATCAATTTGAAGATATTAGTACAGATATTATGATGTGTATTATAGATGTATCTTACATGAAAAATAATAAAAATATTAATTGTAAGATTTGTGTAAATGATAGTGTTGGATTTAGTTATATAGCTCCACAAGCAGACTTTAAAGTTACAGATACTATGAAGAATGAGATACATAATATAATATTTGGAGATGTTGAAGAAGTTACTGAAATAGAAGCACAATTT